CTCAGTTTCAGTCGCTTGAAGTAGATAATTAAATAACTTTTGTGGGTTGTTTCCCTCAATCCACTCTAAGGGTATTCTCCTACATTGTGTTTGAAGATATCCACTCTCAGTACTCTTTAACCACAATTTATCAATAAACTCTCTAACACCCCTATAATAAGGTATCTCATCAAACTCATCAGGTATACCACCATAAAGTAGTTGGAATGTGATTCCCTTTGATTCTTCATAGGAACATCCGTATTGTTCTGCCAACCATTGGTGTACGGATGTTTTAGGTAAATCGTAATTAGTTAACTTACCAATGATACGGGGATGATATGCATCAAAATCCATTTGTAAGAATATATGATTCTCTTTTGGGATAAATACTTCTCTCGTTCCATCTTTTTTGTTCAACGCTCCAAAGTTGATTCCACCAAACCTATTGGATGGACGGGATGTAATGGTGTATGGGTTGTATTGGGTATAAAGGGTTGTATTGATTAGCTGTTTAGTAGCTTGTGGAAATCTATCAATAAATTTTTTCTCATCGACATTAATCCCATATCGTTCGATATCTGAAAGAAGAGGAATCATCGTTTTATCAACCCAACTTTCATATTTAGAGGGAAGATTGAGATTATTCACAAATGTTGTTAGGAACTCCCCCCACTTCATTAGAGGTGATATCTTTCCTAAGTTATCACGTATACCCATTCGGGTATAATGTGAGATAAACGATTGATTTTGTACCTCATCGGGTATAATTTTATTTGTTTCGAAGAATGTGTATGTAGATATATCAATTGTATTTTGGATACCCATATCCATTTGTAATAAGCCTTTCTTATTCCATACCCATTTTGGTTGTGTGGAAGTTGTGAGGTCTAATTGTTGGGATTTCCCATCAATATGATTATATATAAGGATAAAGTCAGTATTTCCCATCCTTACAAATAAGAAAGCAAGTTCGTTGTTCATTGGATGTTTATCCAAATCACTCCAAATAGGAATTATTGTAGATGGAGTTGTTTCCCACATTTGTAGGAACTCATTTACTTCATTTTGCGATTCAACTATAACCATTATACAAATATACGAAAAATATTTGGATTATCCCAATGTTTTTGAAGTATTTTTTACTTTACTAAGATATTCACTAAATCTCTGTCTATGCTCATCGGTTATAGTATCATTAACATCACCATCTATTATATTTGTATTAATATTAGATTGGAATCCATCAGTTCTATGAAATTCAACATCATCTCTAATTCTGAGTATGTTATTCCACAACGTATCTTCACCATTACCAGCCTTATCAGTAACTCTACCATTACTATGGATTCTAGCGTAGGTTAGTGTCTTTTTTATAGAAGTGTGAGATAATCCTAAATAATCCATAATACCCATAGCTTCCAAATCATCAACAAAGTTGGATGTTATTTCCATTTTATCGATAACTTTCAGTATTGATGATACCCTCATAACATAAGTGTGATATACACACATATGATTAGCCTTAGAACAATGAATTATAGAACTATGATATTGTGGTTCATCATAATGATTGTGTTTAAATCTCCAAGGTAGGTTATATGGGTGTTCATATAGATACCCTTCCCATATATCAACTGTTTTAGGAGCCTCTATTGGAGTTTGTGTTGTAATCTTACTTCTTAATGTATCATTTTCAAAAAATGTAGCTGAACCATAACTAAAATCTAAAGTTGGATTATTTTCATAAGTACGAACTATAAAATCAAGTGAGTTCTCTCTCAATAAATCATCATCATCCAATCTTACAATTAATTCACCCTTTGATAATTTAGGTGCAATATTCCAAGAATCCTTAAACATATCATATGGAGTAGCTGATGTAATATAGACTATTCTTTTTGTTGGATTGTTGGATTTGAAATTATTATAGATATTTAGATTATCAGTAGAACCACTGTCATCGAACAATATAACTTCCCAATCATCATAGGTTTGTAGTTGTATTGATGATAATGCTTGTTTTAAGAATTCGGGTCTTTTGAATGTTCTTACTACTATGGTAACTTTCATCTAATTGTTAGTTTGATACCAAATATACGAAAAATATATTGATTTACAAAATTATTTCTTATGAAATTGTAAGAGGTTAGGTAAGTATAATCCAATTTTAGGAATATCAACCGATGCCAATCGTATAGATGTAGAGTTTGATTTCTTTATTTCTTCAGGTGTTCCCTTTATTCTCCAATCAATTGTTGTTACTACATAAAAAGGATTATTAAAAAAATTAGAAGATACATCAGACCCAACTTCAAATATAGAAGAATTTATATCATTTGATTTTTGTACAAAATATCGTATGATATAACCAACTAAATAATCTGTATCTTTAGGAGTTGGTATATGTGCTATTATTTTTACCTTATTATACTCCTTTCCTAATTTAGAAATACTATTGTATCTATCTATTTTCATAATTAACTATTTCTATATCCACCAGTTATTTCCGTTTTCCACATCATACCATCTATTGTATGTTTAACTGATAACACTTGGAAGAATCCTTTTTTATACATAGTAGGTATTCCATTTACTTTAAACATATCACCACGTCTAATTCCACTAATACCATGTACACTAAATGAAAAATTTATTGGCATTAATGGTGATGGTGTTTCTGCATCAGCTGAATTTTTATCCATATTATGTTTCAATAAAGAAAATAATGCACTATCATTAAATGCACCAAGTACACAATAACCAAATAAATCACCTTTCATATCATCACTTTCCTCTAATTCAGGTTTTGGATAGAACTTAGCTTTACCTAATATTATATTTAACATTTGTTCTTTAGCCGCATCTGCATCATCTGCAGCTTGAGTTTTTTCTTCAACTTTAGGAACTTCTTTCTTTTTTATCTCTACATTTAATAAATCTAGCTTTGTTGAAAATAGATTTCCTGGTATTCTACTTGCATCACCATTTACTTTAGTACCTTTTCCACCTTTAGATAATCTCTGTCCAATTATTTGATTCATCTTAGCACCACTAATATCCAAATCAAGTGAAGCCTCCATAAAAACAGAATCACTACCTATCATATTAAATTGGTATGGTTCCGATGGTTTACCACTTCCAATTGAATTTAATTCATAAACTCGTAATTCCGTTGTTTGTTTATCATCAGTTGCTGTTTCTTGTATCTGAAAGTTCCACATACCATTTACAGCCGATGATAATCCATTTAATAATTGATATAATGCATCTTTAACAAAAAAGTTTGGAGTATCCATTATACCCTTAGCAAATTCAAAATTTACATATAAATCATCTAATAAACCCCAATATCCACTTGTTAACAAAACACCATTACCACCCCCTACGGCAGATGGTGGTAGTGTTACAGTTTGGAATCTAGGGAATATAGCTTTTCCGATTTGTGCATTATATGTTTCCTTTGTTATATCCGCAACCGTTGAATCACCACTTACTTCATTCAAACTTAGTTTAGGTGCCGTTGAATTGGGTATGAACAGTCTATCACCATCAGTACTAAATATTTTTGGAAAAGCGCTACATGTTGTCAAATTAGTTCTTATTCTAAATTTAACAACGTTTGAGTCATCTCCACCCAATTTATAACCATCTATACCAATTTCATTAAATATTACCATCAAAGTTGAAAATTTAATAAATCTATCATCGGCTATAATCTTTGTACCCTTTTCTAAATCAACTGTTTCTCCATTTACTTCAACATCACCCTTACCAAAATCAAACCATCCATCATTTGCAGTGTTTTCATTTATTTTTTCTGAAACCTCTTCATCAAAGTTTATATAACTAAACTCATTTGATATTTCAGAATATGGAATTCCATCTTTATCTTGCTTTTTATATAACATTTTAACAGGAATAGTTTGTCTTGTTTTAGGTAATGAATTAAATACCTTCATCCAACGTTCTTCTCCTAAATTTTTAGCGTTTGCTTCCAACCACCCACTACCAAATAATGTAGCTGAATTTGATTTGGCATCTTCACCTTCGTTCTGATTACCAGTCTCTGAAGTTAATAGATATGCAGGTAATTCAGTAAATCCCGTACATTTAACACTAATAGTCCATTTATCACCATCAATAGCTACACTACCACCTGTGATGAATCCTAAATAATTATCGTATTGGCCTCCACTATCTTCTCTTTTTTTATCAGTTTCAAATGATGATTGATATTTTGCTATTGCATTGGCGGTTGATGGAACTATTCCACCTACTCCAGATGGGGTATTCCATCCCCATTCTAAAAATATAGAATATCCAGGTTCTAAATAATATTCAGTAATAGTTTCCATTTGCTCCAAAGTATATGCAGTAATTGAAAATGTTGCCTTTCTAGATAAGTTACCAGACCCCTCATCTATCTCAATTGATGAAATTACAGGAGATGGTCTAAAACCTTGACCCGTTCCAGAGTTTATAGGAGAACCACCCCAATCAGTTCCAATTGTACCAGACGATGATTCATTTCCATATATTCCAGTACTACCACCAGCTGCTTTAAATAAATTAAAATTAGGATTAGAAACCATAGCCATACCAACACCAGAAGTTACCTTTGCCCAACAATTTAGTTGAGATAACTTTAAGGTAGAATCGATTCTAGAATCCAATTCGGTTTGTATGTACCCTCTGATGTTTGAGAAATTAGGAAATGCTGACATAACTTATTTAGGTGTAATTTATAAACTTATTATTTATTTCTATATAATTTTGTGGGATTCTTAATATGGTTCCATCTACTAAACCTAATGGAGCAGTATGTATGTTGTTAGCTGAAGCTATTATCCACCAAAGTGATGCATCTTTGTAATATTGATATGCAAGGGTATCTAATCTATCACCTGTTTCAGTTGCTACATAGATATCATCATCACTTAATGGAATTTGAGGATATATCTTAGAACGATATACTCTCCTACCATCATTGGTGTTTTTTATTTCATTATTTTTATATCTACTTGCCATATTATATTATGTTGTTGGTGCAAATGAATAAAACTTTGAACCCTCCGTTGTACTTCTACTTTGTAAAAATTTAATAGTAACTGCTACATCAGTTATCATTGGTAATCTGTAATTTGTTTCATCAATATCCCAAGGAGTAGAATCATCGAATGTATATGATAACGATTCTATAAATGATTCTTTATTTTTATACAAGTCACCCAATGTAAATTTAATAAAAGGAGCTGTTATAGCGGTTGAACCTCCATCATAACCTTGTGGATATACCAATCCAGTTAAAAAATTCAATTTATCCCAACCAGCCTTATGTTCATTTGCATTTAATGCAAACACCTTAAAATTAAAAGTTATACTACGTTCCACACCACCATATGTATAATATTGAAATGGTGCTCCCATAAATTTAGCAGAATCCCAAGATGGTGATAATGTTTCACTTAACCCACTTATAGTTGCTCTAAATTGTACTGTTTTATCTTTTGCAATTGAATAAAATTTCAATGGTGCAAAATCTAATGCATCGTTTTCATCAGTACCTTCTCCACTTTGTATTGATGTTATGTTTATACTATCACTTTTAGGTTCTATACCACGTTTAGAATCCAAACGTTTTGGATATCTATCTAAATCTGGTGTGATTCTATTCCTATCAATTGTTAGTTCTATTTTTTCAGTAGATGTACCATCTTCTTTTGTGAAATTAGCATCTAACCATGTAATTGGAACAGTATCAGCTAATGTACCATCACCATTAACCGCATCTTTTATATCATTTTGAGGTTCATCTGCTTCATTAGCAGTTGTAGAAAATTTCTCAGTTGATGGTTGTGTTTTTGGTAATTTATCTGTATCAAACGTACCTTCACCTTCAGAAGTTGTCTCTGATGGTGTTTTGAAAGTTAATGCTTCCGGTTTGGTATCAGTTGATACTTCCTCAGTAGTGGGATTTGGCTTTGTAGCTAAATTTGAGTTTTTATCACTATGTAATGATGTATTTGGTGAATATGGTATTGAATCTGGATTAGCTATTTGAACACTATCAGCTTCACCTTCATTAACTGCTTCAGATTTAGTTGGAAATGTTAACTTATCAGTTTTCTTTATTATTTTTCCCTCACTATCAATTGAATCTTTTACATTATTAGATTTAGCATTTAAAAATAACTTACTATATAATGGAAACACATCCCCTGCCTTTAATCCAGCATATGATGGTAACTTAAATTTACTTATTACTACATTTGGTGTTTTTCTTGCTAATCCACCTTCATCAGTTGAATCTATAAAGTTTAATTTACCAGGCTCATTATCATCTCTGAAGGTTAGATTAAATGTTTTTTGATACGTCAAACCACCTACATCTCTTATACCAGTTTTAGGGTCGGTTTTAATTGTTACACCAACTTCACTATCTAAACTACCATAGTTTATGCTTATATTTGAACCATCTTCATTAGAACCAGCGTTATTGAATCCCGTCTTAGAACGTTCTCCAAATAACTTACCTCTAATCTTATCTTTTGCTATGTTGATTGCTCCACCAATTGCTTGCTTTCCAATGGTTTTAAGGTTTCCACTAATACCACTTCTTAACAACTCTGCTAATAACTTATCTGATGGCTCTCCTTTGATATCAGCTAAAAGAATCATTCTATTTTGAGTTTCCCCCTTAGATTTTATTCTCTCATCATTATATATTTTAGTTGGGATTATATTTGATGGGATACCCAACTTATCAGTTATATAGTTTCTAGCATCTTCAATTGCACCACCAATTAACCCACCATCTCCTTCGGTACCACCAGTACCCTTTTTCATTACATCTAATAATGGTGTTGTTTTTAATGTAATTCTTGGTAAATCACTACCATACAATACAGGTATAGAAAATCCTCTAATTATACGAGTACCTACCACTTCTTGTTCTAAAAGTGTTTCACTACCCCTTACACCTAATGTTTTTCTTAATAGATTAGCTGCTGCAAATCCAGTGTTATTTACTAAAGGGTCTGATGTTGAAATTTTGATATCCTTTGAGTTTTGGATATCATAAGCTTCCTCAGCGGTTTTTCCTCCCTGAGATAGTAGTTGTTGACTTTTAAATAATTCTAATAATGTTGGCATATCTTATTTTATATTGCGTAAGAATTACTTCCCACCTTATCTACCACTTTTGATATAGCAGCCGTTACCTTAGTACCATCCATATAAACTCCAACCTTACCATCAATAAGGTCTGCTCTTAATCCTTTAATCTCAGTTATCAATGCACTATCTCCACCCTCACTATTAGTATCCACATCAGCAGTTTCATCATCCCCACCAAACAATCCACTAATACCCACAGCTATTGCTCCAACTGCGGCTATTGCGAGTAATCCAGGCAAAGCAGTAATACCAGCTACACTAACTAACATCAAAGATGCTGCAAGTGCGGTTAGTGCTAGTGATAATGCCATTATTGGTCCTATAAATGTTACAATATTTCCAATTACAGTACCTACACCAGAAATAGTATCACCTATACCAGATATAGAATCACTTATAGTTTTTAAACCTGCTCCCACTAATGATAATCCTTTACCTAACATAGTAACACCTAAACCAGCCATCATCATTGCTACTCCGATTCCCATAAGAACAGGTAGTGCTGCTGTTCCGAATAGTGCTAAATAAGCTAACGAACCAGCAAGAGCAATTAATCCTAATGATAATAATCCAATCATTGGTAGTAATGTAACCATACCTAATATAGATGTACCAACTGCTAATAAATTAGGAGTTAATGATGATATCCCAGCTCCTAACATTTCAAAACCAGTTCCAATTGCTTGTAATCCAATTCCTAATACTAACACTGCTGATGCAACAACTAACATTGCCGCTGCTCCAGCTAAAATAGCCACAGCACCTACACCACTCATCATAATAGCACCTAATAGAGCAACTGCTCCAACTAAAGCTAACATTGATACCACAGCCATTCCAACTGCTTCCCAACTAACTTTCATAAATTCTTGTACTGCTTTTCCAAATATGAATACTGCACCAGCTACGATTACCATTGCTGCTGCACCTTGTAATACTTTTTTCATATCAATCTTGGCCATACCATCCATAATACCTTTACCAGGCATTCCACCACCTTTTTTAGGTGATGCATCTCCACCACCACTAAACTTATCCTTTACACCACCAAGAATTTTGTCCTTAATACCACCTACTTTTTTACCAACTTTACTATTAGCAAGTAAACCACCTACTGATTTTAAACCTTTTAATACAGGACCGGCTACCATACCCATTATGTTTTTAAGAACTTGCCCAGTACCTTTAATTACACCACCGATTGAGGTTCCCATTGCTGAGAATCCAGTACCAACCTGTCCTGTCATAGTAATCATACCTCCTAAACCTTGTAGTCCAGTTCCTAAGTATTTATTTAAACCTGTATTTAAGAATTCACCTGCTTTGGAAAATGAAGAACTCATAACCTCACCCATTGTACCAGCTTTTTCTGCATTGGTTGCCATTTTCTGCATTTCAGCAACCGATACACCCAATAAATCAGCCGTAGCTTTCTTTTGGAAGTAATCCATTTTGTTAAATGCATCAATCCCACCAAGTGATTTTAGGGTTTCTTTCATCATACCATCTAAGTCACCTTCCATTGCTAATTGTCTAGCCTTATCAAGATTGATGTTTTTACCTAACATTGCTCCCAATTCTAATTCTTTGGTAATAGATGATTCAAAATCAAGTAACCCATCTGCTATACCACTAATTGTACTCATATTAGTACCTAACTTAGCAGCATAACCAGCAGCTTCTAATATATTTTTACCACCATCTTTTCCAAATAAAGCAAACTCTTCAGTTGAACCAGCTAAATCAGCCATTAATGCTCCAGGAATTATTCCGTTTTGATTAGCAAACTCTTGAGTAGTTTTAATCATATCAGCTGCAACATCGTTCGAACTTCCATTCAATCGTGCAAATGATGCAGTTAATCCAACAGCCTCTTTATTGGTGATACCCATATTTGATGCCATCAATCCAATATTAGTTTGTGTACTAAGTGTTGCTGCATCTACTCCACCAAATTCTGATGCCAATTCTCTTACAGTTCCAGCAGTATCCTCAAATATGAAACCTAATCCAGTTGCTGATAATGTTGATGAATTTAATCCTTGTGTGAAACTTTGCCCTAATTCTCTATTTACTTCACCAAATTTACCAGCGAATTTACCAATACCAATTACCAATGCCCCAATTGCGGCTTGTGGTCTTTTAAGGAATGTGGTTAGAGTTGAACCCAATGCATCTACTTTATTCTTCATTGAATCAAAGACTTGTGCTTGTTGTTCTAATATACTTTTTTGTTCGGTAGATAATGAAGATAACTCTTGTGCATCATTTATTTGATTTTTTACAGAATCAGATATAACTCCTTGTTGAGCCATAAAATCTTTAGTAACTGCCAATCTCTTATCCATAGAATCCAATTCTTCTTGAATCAATTGACCCATTGCATCAAAATCAGATTGTAATTTTGCTTTTTGTTCTACATCCTCTGAAGTTAATTGGGACATTTCCCTTGCAATAGATGCTTGGTCACCATATGCGGTTAGGATGGATGATGCTTGTTGTTGTGCGGTTGCGTTTTGGTTTGATAATTTTGAGTTACTATCAATACGCCCTTGTAATGAATTAGCTATATTTGCAGATATATCAGCTTGTTCTAATTGTTGAGTTTTGATTCTACTATATACACTACCCAATGATTGTGCTCCAGTAACCATCTCATCAACTGAGTTTGCTACATTTTCCTGCGCAACTTCAGATGCTTTTATTATCTTTACAATCTCCTTTAATCTACTTGCCGCAATTTGGTAGGCACCATCAAGTTTAGCGGCTTCCTTACCTTGTTCGGCTTGAATACCCCTTATACGCTCTAATAATTGAGCCTTTTCTTTAAGTAGATTATTACTTTCAGCCATTTAGATTATAAATCTTTAAGAATTTTCTCTAATTCCTGTCTTTCTTTTTTAAGTTTTTCTAACTGCTTTACAACAGGTCTTGGTACATTCTTTGTTTTAGCTTGTTTAATAAACCTATCTACCGTACCTTGCTGCATATCATCTAAGAATCGATTAATGAATCCAGAAATAGAAGCTTCGTTTAATTTCTTTTTATTTGCCATAGTTAGTTATCCTATTATTACTCCTATAAATATATGATATAAAAAAAGTGAGGATTATCGTTTAACCCTCACTTTTGATTTTTGTTCTACTTTTTTATGTTCTGCTGCTTCTTTTTTCTTCAATTCTACTAATTTTTGAAAGTAAAATTTTCTCCATTGTATTGGCATGAAGTAAACATCTTTCCAAGTAAATCCGTTACCAAATTGAATAAGTTGCCAAATTTGGTCATGAAGTATTTGAGTGTAGTTATTCGGAAGGGTAAAAAAATGAAATCCCGAACGGGATATCAAGTGCCTCCTGCTCACCGGTCACCTCAGAGGTGAACTCAAATTTTAAATCCATATCTGGACTTAGTTCCCTAACATATTTTCTAAATGATTTTGTATCTAATGCAAGAAATCCATTCTGAACCCAATTGGTTATGAATCCTCTATCTTGATTACCATCTACCGATTGTATCATATACTTTAACCTAGTTGTTACATCGAATGATTTTTCTCCCTTACCTTTGTATAATCTAGCTAATGCTTGGATTTCTTTTGTAATTTCAGCTTCATCACCATGAGTTAGAAGTTTAAATTCCAATTCTTTTCCACTTTTTGGTAATTTAAATTTGTAAATGTTATCACCACTTAATGATTTTTCATCAAAATCTTTGGTTTTAACCTTTCCTAAATCGATAGTTACATTTTGGGCTTCTAATGTAAATGGGTCAGTTACTTCTACTTGATAATCTGCACCATATCCCATTACTCTTGTTGCTAAAAGAATTGCGTTTTTATCTCCAATAAATATATCATTAATATCAACACCCTTCTCTACTACAACTGATTCGAATAATTTATCTAAAACCACACCCTTCTTTATTAGAGATTGGGAAGCTAAAATATCTTCCTCTCTTGCAGTCATATATTTTATCTCAACATTACCCTTTCGTAGGGGATGTCCTTCTGGGTAGACTAAACCTTTTGAAGGTAAGTCAACAATTTCCGTTGGAAATTCATATTTAGTATCACTCATAATAAACCTTTATTTGTTCGTATATAAATATATAAAACTTAAAAAAGAGTAAAAAAAAAGGTTCTCACTAAGAGAACCTTTTCTATTATTAAAATATTTATTGTATTTTTAGAATTCTAATATAGCGTAATCGTAAGATAACGTTAATTCGATATCAGCGGCATCATTAGAGGAGAAATCTAAATCATTGAAGTTAGCTGCTGCAATAAATGCACCTTTTAACTTCCACTGCTCTATCTTATCACCAACGGGCCCTAACATATAAAAATCAATATCTTTTTTGTAGAAATCAGCGTAACCCTTTCTACCAGTTAAAGATTCATATCCTAAACGTACCCATTCCATTACCTGTTGTGCACCTGATGGTACAATTGGGTCATACAATGTTATAGTTATATCCTGCCACTCACCTTTACCTTGTAATTTTCGGTATGTGTTGATGTGGTCTAATTTCACAGTTTCGAAGTTGATTGAAGGTCTAGCTGCTGTTTTTATAAGGTATGATTGAATTCCTTCAATCTCCATTATAAAGCGATTCTTCATCTTCGGTTCGAAGTTGGTGAACATCATTTCGTTAAATTCTAATACTTCTGCCATTTTTTTATTTTTCTCCTGTTATACTAATAAATATTAGTTATTATTATTTTTAGTTTATGCTGAAAAAGCTGCTCCAGTTGGTAAGATGTTGAAATCAATTACAATGAATTCAGCGGTCTTAGCCGGTTGTAAGAATATTTGTCCAGCAAGTATGTTTCTATCAACAACATCAGGTCCGTTGTTAGATTCATCCATTACTACTTTAAATGCGTACAATCCTTGTCTTTGTTGAATTCCTTCTAAGTAAGGTTGTACAGTGTTTATAAATCTACCTCTTGTCTGAGCGGTGTTTTGTTCGAATACTAAGAATCGAGATGTAGATGCCACAAACTTCTTAACAGTGATTAGTAATCTTCTTACGTTGATTCTATCCAATGCTGATGCTTTATCTTGCAACGTTTTCTGTCCAAATGCTACAATACCTTGCCCAGGGAAAGAAGCGATTGGATTTACTTTGTTTTCATATAAAGTATCTCTTTCAGAATGTGTTAATCTATTCAATACACTAACTGCTCCTACAATACCACCTCTATTCAAACCAGCAGGTGCGAACCATTCAGCTCCGATGTTATCGTTTGCTGCAAATACAGCTGGCATCAATACTGATGGTGGAACTGAGATTAGTTTGTTAGTATTAGTATCAACTGTCTTAACCCAAGGGTAATAAGAAGCTGCGTAGTTTGTATCTACTGAATTTGATTCTTGTGTTGCTTGAGCGATTGAATCATTTACTGCGTTAAAATCAGCAATGTAAAATGCATCAGAACGAGCTTCAACAACATCAATAGCTTTTGTAGTTACTGTTGGGTGTAGGTTTCTAATAATACCAGGAGTTACTAACATATTGATATCATACTCATCTACATTTGAGATTGCGTTTAATGCTTTAACATATGCTATCGTACCACCTTTTATTGCGCTTGAACAATCAAAACCTTGTGTGTTTGAACCATTTATATCAGCTCCTAAGTTTTTAGATACAGATGGTGATTGTCCATCGAATCCATATTGGAATGCTATTGTAAATTGCCTCTTAACCATATCAGATGATTCAGAACCACTCATTACATATGATAATTGAGAATCGAATCCAAAATCAACATTTGAACCAACAACTGCGTTATCAGGAATTGCGTTCATATAATGAGCGTTATCTCCTTTTACACCAGCAGTTTCAAAATCTAAACCAGCATATTTTGCTGATGAACCAGCAGTATTAACTGATGAGTTTGTTTGATAAACTGCAGCAGGAACAATAGTTCCATCAGTAGCGTTGATTGGGTTAGTATATGCTCCATGTCCAAAAGGTGCAGCTGAAACAGGGTATGAACCATCTGCTTTAACTTCTACCCATACATACTTAGAGTTATTTACCCAGTCACCATTATCAGTAACTTTACCATTAGCATCAATTGTTCTATACATATCACCAATTCTTCTTGCGATGAAATTAGGTGATGATGGGTCTAAGTTTACATTATTAAACGATTCTAAAACAACTTTTCTCTTATCAGTATCAGCAAAACCTCTAATAGTTACTGAGAACGAAGAGTAATCAGTTGAACCATCTTCACCAGCTGCTTTTACATTTGAGATAGAAATTTTAAATCTTTTATTTTCATTACTACCATATCCAATTGTATGGAAACGGAATAAATCACTTCTTTCACCAGAAATTAATTGTGATTTTACATATGGTGTGTTTGCTGAAGAAGCTCCACCAAATATTTGAGATGGTAATGCTACTGCAGATACTCCACCTGAATAATCAGCTGATGTTGCTACATTCTCAAAGTAAGAATATACATATCCATCCTTTGAACCAAATGGTGATTCACCAAATACATCACTAACATCATTAGTTGCTGAT